CAGCATCATGAGCAATAGGGAAGTACCATTGTTGCCCGAGAGCAGCTACAGCAAATCCTACTATATGCCCATCAAAGGTTGCCCATCCTGGTCCTTTTGTTTTTATATTAGGATCTTTAGTTTCTAAGTCGATTGCAATCTCTGTTGCTTTTGATAAATCTGGATACTCTGCAGGGCAGATCCAATCAGAATCATTATATATAAAATTTAATTGATGTGTCATTTTTTGTGGCCGCTGTTAAAAAGTATGTTACCTGCAATTGATATTCTTTCTTCATCACTGCCGTTAAATGGATAAGCAGCATGAGGAAGTTTTGCAGGAAAAAATATAAATTTTCCCTCATCTTTACTTGTTAATTTAATTTCATGAAAATCCAAGTTACCTATTATATTAGTAAATGTAAATTCAAATTTACACTCTTTTGGTATTTTTATAAAAGTTACATAACTAAATATACCGTTATGTATATGGTTTGGTAAAAACTCACCTTGTTTTTGATAATTAATCCAAGGCCTGTCATGACAGTAAGGTAAGTCATTTGTCATAGCTTTGATCATTCCAAGATTTGGAAAACAATCATTGTATGCTACAAAAACACTTTCTACAAAATTCATAAAATCTTTTTTATTATCTTCTAAATAATAATGACTAGGAATATATTTTTTGTTTACTATATCGTCCTGCATTTGTGGGTTTTTTAACTTGGCTGTGTCGCATTCATGTCTTAGATTATTCAAAAGAGAATCAGGCATCTGGACATCTATGTAACCATAATTTTTTAAACTTATACTTCTCATTGTATTTTTCTACTTAGGTTAGCATCTTCAATTGATATTGCTCTTTTAAAAGGTATAGCTAAATCAAACAAAGCACAGTCGGCACAGTAATAATTGTATTCATGTACAATTACAGCGACTATGGCATCACAATGCTCACACATAACTAATCTATTTTTTTTTCGTCTTGGCATCTTTTAAGTGGTCAATTTCTAAATCACAATAATGTTTTATCTTTTCTAAATCTTCTATTTGTTTACCCTTTAATAAATATCTACAAGCATATTTAATTACATTTGCTTGGAATGGGTTTAAACCATTCTTTCTTATAAATGTCCAAGGTTGGATTAAAAATTCTTTGTAGTGAGATCCTCCGACTTGTTTACCATCTGGGAATGCTTCATCGAACATGTTTTTATCTGACATAGTTAGCCTCATATTGTTTGTAATATTTTCCTAATGGAAAGTTATATTGATGATAAGTGCCCAACAAATGCAGAGTGCTTTTAGATCTAGTGGCACCTGTATACCAAACCCTAAGTTCTTTTATTTTTTCTGCTAAATTCTTTTTCTCGTAATGTGATGGAAAATTACATTTACTCGCCAGGACAACATTGTCAGCTTCCCCTCCTTTTACTTGGTGAATAGTATCTATTATAATTTTAGGAGGTTGATTAAGATCTACGCCTTCATTCATAAGTTTTTGGAAATACTGTTTGTCTTTATCCTTAAATTTTCTCTTAAATACTTGATTCCACAGGCCTTTTTCATCACGCATTCCACACCTTAAATGTAATTCATCAAAAGTAAATACTTGATTTGGATGTGCAAAACTCCATTTTTTACTTTCCGATGACCGGTATCCGTGATCAATGTTTAATAAAAACTCATACATAGTTACAGCTTCTTCTCTATTTATGCTGCCACCTTCACAAATCTTTTCCCAATAATTAATTGCAGAGAATTGATTCGGATCAAATGATTTATTATTTTTTTGATCTTGGTAATATAGACCAAGATTCCTAGCCTCCTGTTGGAGTTCTCTTTTTACATCATTAATTCTAGCCAACACCATCCAACTACCCTCCATATCCCAAGGTACTTTTTTTAATCCGTTCCACCTATGAACAGAACCCTCTTTACCATTAGATAAAAACTCTTTTTGAATACGGTTGTTACCCATAGAGTTAAGTAAACATTTAGAAAAAAAATGTATATTCTTATTTAGTCTTACTGATTTTTTTAAGACTAAAGACTTACCTGGGAATGTTTGAAACAAGTTAACATCAGCTCCATTCCATTCATAAATTGCTTGGTCATCATCACCTGCAATATAAACTCGCTCTACTGCTTCCGACATTTTAACTACCATGTCCCACTGCAAAGGCGTTAGATCTTGAGCTTCATCTACCATTAAAACTTTAAAAGGGACCACAAGGCCATCTTCAATAAACTTCTGAACCATGTCAGTAAAATCTAATCTGTCCGGTGTCCGGTGTCCAGAGTCCATCTCCATTGTTTTAAATTCTTCATAACCTGCAATGATCGATTTAAACTGTTGAAGTCTTACTGATTTTCTAGGTTGTTGTTTGTACAACCACACAGGATCTACTTTCATGTTTCTCGCTCTATCATATATTTGTAAGGACCAATTGTTATATACTTTCTGATCATCCCAAGCATCTTTGTAACCTACCTTGACCGTTCCGTATTGTGTATGAAACATCAGCAGGTCTGCTTTAGGATCTAATACGGGAATTTCAGCAAACTGTTGTCGGGCCAAAGAATGTAATGTTCTAAAATATGAGAAGGCATCTTCGTCATAGCCTTTAAACTTCTGTCTAACCCTTGAAACACATTCGTTAACAGCTTTGTTAGTAAAAGATACGTAACAAATCTCGTCTGGAGAATAACCTTTCTCAAGGTACCTCTTAACCCTCTTGAGTAAGTTTTCTGTTTTTCCTGTTCCTGGTGGTCCAAATATTTTAATTGTCTTCCCACGCAGCTTTTGCTTTAGTAAATTTGACATCTTTATTTTTATGCTCTGTTTGTTTTGGTAAAGTTACAACCCAATGTCTAGTTTGAATTCCCTTAAACTTAGCTTTAGGCAATGCCTTACCCTGTTCCAGAAATCTTGTACATTCTTTTTCATTCCAATTGTAACCCATTTTTTTCATAAAAGATCTAAACGTTTCTAATTTAAATCTCATTTCAATCTCATCTTTCCATATGTTTCCTGAATCAATTTGATCAAATTCTGTAGTGTCTTCTATGTCTTCAATAAACTTAGTCATTCTAGAATTAAATACATCTTCTTGCTCTTCTCCTGCATTGAAACCCTCCATGTCTTGTTTGTTTGATATTAATTCGTCAAGCCAATCTCTGTAAGGATCGGGATCTCTTTTAGTTGGTTTTAAAGTTCTCCAAACAATATCGTAATTTAAAAGTTGCTCACCCAACAGCTGCTGTTGGTATAATTGTTTTGTAGATAGTCGTATAGATTTACCTTGTATAGGTAATATCCAATAAGGTTCTGGGTATGAATTTACTTTTAAAAGTTTACCTACCTCAGGCAAAGCTTCATTATTACCAATACCGTGTTTACGTCTTAAACAAGTGCTTGATGAACAATGCATTCTTGCAATAGAAGTTTTACACTTATAAGCATACTCTTTGTTTTCAACACCCTTAAATATATTGTTTAACTCCTGCGGGTGCAAAGGTTCTGAACAAACTTTAGTCATTAAGTTTCTAGTCCAATCCTCATACATAACGGGATCTGGATTTATTTTTTTACCCAACACAGCAACGTTAAACATTGCATCATTACGACCTTCACCTTTTTGCACTTTATTTTTCATAAAATTTACTACACAAGGTGGATAGTCTTTGGTCTCATCGTCTTGGAATATTTTTAGCTTATTAAATTCTTTAGGTGTTAATCTATAATCAGAAACAAACTTATATAAATTTTCTAATTTTATAGAGTTACCATCATTGTCCATAGCAACTCTCGTAGTCATGTGAGCTTTTTGATATGGTAAATTTACAAAGTTACCTTTTCTTTTTGCATTCCAATCTTCAGGAGTAAGATCTACTTCGTCCTGCGCAGGGTAAATATCTGTAGTAGTATCGTTGACCCCTAAATCTGAAGCAAGCTCAATTAATTTTTTTCTCATTGAAGATGCAGGAACTACACCATCAATAAATAAAATTAAATGGAGTCCGTTGGATTTTGATCTGAATGGGATGAGCGGGTACTTCCTTTTCCGTATAACTGATATAACTTCCTTATGTTGTATATTGTAGCGATCAACATCGATGACCCCCCAACTACATGTATTATCATCTCTGATAGGGACACTTCCATAGTATTTTTCTCCTTTTAAATGTTCTAACCAGTCTTCTCTGGTCATGGGTTTTGGTTCAACCCAATGTTTGAATTCTTGCTTACCATCGCGATCTCGAATTTGTCCTAATGGTTTTGAAGCGCCAAAATATGTAGAAGAGCCTTGGAAGAGTTCTACAAACTCTTCCAAGGTGTTGTCAAGTACACGCATACTAGAATGGTGTTTTTTCTACTTGCTCTTCCTTACCATGGTTAACTCTAACAGCACCTTTTTTGCATGACTCGTAAAAGTCAAAAGCTGCTTTGATGTTGTCTTCGCTCCCCACAGTACCTATATGCTCTATCTCCCAACCATACCACGAACCTAAATTGTTTTTTTCTAAAACAGTTTTAAGTGAGTATTGTTGAGTAAATGGTGCAGGTTTAAAAAAACCTTTCCCATCTTTTCTTTTCTGCCTCAAAGACATCATCATTGAATTCCATTTTTTGGATTTCTTTCTTTGAGTAGATTTCATAGTAATCATAGCTGTAGAGGATTTATCTTCTTGTACCACCATTACGTAGTGAGAAGCTGTTTCCTCTATATAGTTACCATTTTCGAGTCTATCCTTACCATCGTCACCTCTGGTAGTTTTACTCATGATATCTGAATCAGAAGAATAAACATTTACTGGAGCAACAGAACCTTTTTCTCTGTCTCTCCACTCAATGTATTCTAATTTATAATAGCAAGGCACTACATTAATGCCTCCTGCACCATCATAAAGTTCGTCAGTTACCGTGTTGTAGATCATTCCAGGTCTTGCTAACGCAATAAATTGACTATCTCCTTGTGTTACTTGTGGTGATAGTTGTCCTAGAACTTTTAGAAATGGTAATGCTAGACTTTTTGAATCTACATTATCAAATCCCGAGTCAGCAAATTGCTCTATATCCATAGTTGCAACTGCGCCCGCTTGTGCTTTAACCGCTACTTCGTTCGATTGTCCGTCTTTTATCTTCATGTTATTACCTTTTATTTATTAGTTATTTTCGTTTTATTTGCGATGTACACACCGAACAAATCAAAAGGTAGTTCTTTACCACCTTCAACTTGCTCTTTAACAAAAGCCTTGAGTGTCATAGGTTCAACTTTTTCTTTCTTATTATAGTTGAATCCATGTTGTTCACAGACTTTTATCAATTCTGAGACTTGGTTGTCTTGTCCTCTGTTGAATGAAGTTGTAATAGTGTTCTTAATTATATCTTCGAACCCCTTACCCCTTAACCAACTGAAGGCCTCGTCAACACGTGATTCAGGAATTTTTGCTGCATAGAATGGTTTTACTTCTACAGTAGAACCATCACTTAATTTCAACAAAGATACACCTGCTTCCTGCATCATCTCTGGAATTATTCTTTCTTCAAGATCTCTAGCTTTAAGCTTAAGCTTAGAAATTTTTTCTTCTTCGTCTTCGATTGTTTTTCTTAGAGTATTTAAATTATTACATTTGTCAGTAATAGATTTTACGCTGTCTTGACTAATGTCTATGTTAGACATTTTCTCAATATCTATCTTTTCCATATTTTCCTCCTGTTGGGGTTCTTAAATTATTCATTTGCTCTTTGCAAGAAAAAAATATAAAAAGTTTTTAGATGTGGAAATTCCCGTATAAGACTAAGCCGTATGAGCATCAACGGAATGCTTTAAACGAATC